ATAAAACGCTCCCCATGATTAAGAAAAATCATCTCCCCAGTGCGTGGGTCGTGGTACCACTTGTCAGCTTCACGTCTACAAAGTGCCGACAATGAATTCAGCATCGATGCATAGGCGAGTTCACTGTACTCTACTTTATCAATATTTTCCATGAGTCTCCTTATAGTTCACATTTATCTCCCGTGCATGCGTAGCTGCGTGCGCCTTCTGTGTTGTCTTCTTTCTCATACTGACTGAGTTTACCATAATCAATTTTGGGGAACTTTGAAGAAAGAGAATCATACTGAGTTTGACTTATTTCTTCATAGGGAGCAAGTTGATACACTCCTGTGTCCTTAGGCAGAAAGCTCACTCCGCAAAGATCATCAAAGTTGCGGTAGCACCAAGCTGCGGTGTCTAACCACTCATCGTTGTCCACATACACGGTCACAGACGGGTTGTGCTCGCACCAAAAATGCCTGAATACTTTCCAGTGTTCAAGCTGCTGCAAAGCAGAATAATCCTCTTTGGTCTTTGCTCCTTCGGGACTTTGAAAAGGAAAATCAAGCACCATGGTGCTCGCTGTGTTTTCTTCCTCTCCAACTTCTGGATGATAAGGAACCCCTTGATCTTTCAAAAGTCTAAACAAAGGGTCTGTAGCACTAATCCTGTATCGACGTATGTACTGCTTAGCATATCTCGGATGAATACCACTAGCCGAGTTTACTAGCTGGCTGACTGTGCCGCTTGGTTTGACACAGGTTATGGCAGTACTCATGTTTATGTTCAGCTTCTTGCACCATTTCTCAGTTTCCGACACGGCTGCAGCCTTAATCTCTCCAAGCCACTTTTTCATCTTATCATTCACATTGTTGAGCACAGGGTGGTCCATTATTCCTGTCATTGATACCCCCAACAACCTTTCCTCATTACAATTCTTTGTCCACTGAGGACGAAGATATGTAAATTTAGTGAATGAAGCTTGCCAAACACCAAACATAGCGGCAACTTTGGCCTTCTGCCTGAGGTCTTCTAGCTTGTCTTCCGGTCTCACCACAATTTCAGAGAGATTGCAGAATTGCATAGGTCTAAGAAGTATCTCTCCACAGGGGTTGGTACCGACATCCTTGCAATCTTGTCTGCGTCCCGAGAACTGCATCTGCTTTCGTGCTGCTTGTCGATTGAATATGCCTCGTTCCCCACTGCCAGACTTTATGATGTCCAAAAATTCTTCAGTAAAAGTTTGTACTTCTGGCTTTAAATTATATGCAGCACTGTTGTTGGACATTGAACGGTGTCCCATGCCTCTTTCCCAGAACTTACCTACTTTCGCTTCTGCGATCAACCTGTCGTCTAGGTCACTTAAACTAATCTCGGATGAACGGCGCACACCTCCGACAACAACAATCTGAGCCACTTTGTTCTTTATATCCAAAACATCTATGGATGTGAGCTTGGTTTGTCCCTTCTTTCTCTTCTCTTCAAAAAGATTTGTACAGAAGTTAAAGAGATCGAGCAGAGGTTCTGGTCCTGAACTCCTCCCTCCCATAGTAAGAAGTCTGGAGCCACGCTTACGAACTTTACTGACATCAGGCTTTATGCTGTCCCCTCTCCACAAGGCCCTAAGGGCTTTGTTGAAACTGTCTGCCCAACCTTCCTTACTATCGTTTACTAGGACATCTACAGTTTTGCCTGTAGAACTTTTTATCTCTGGTAGTTTGTCTATGTACTCTCGCTCGATGCTGAAGCCTACCCCTGTGCCACACATTAGTATATACAGTACCTCGCTGAATGAGTCTATTGAGTCCACAGTGAGATAGCTGCAATTGTACATGGATACATGAGAGGCTTTAGCTGCTGTACCTGCGGCCCACATGGCGCGCATTGAAGGCATCACAGTCATGCCCAGAATAGCTTGGAGTCCTTGTTTGTAAAAATGAGGAGATACTGAGTCGCCTATTTCTTCTTTCATGAAATTCATGAAGCGGTTGCAGGTTTCTTGGTAGTTCTCTCTTCGTCCCAACTCTTCTACCCAGCGCGAGTAAGTGCGCGTGTAGACAAACTCTTGCGATGGCAACATTATTCTTCTCTTTCTTTCAAGTTGTTTAAAAAAGCAAACTCTCCATGGTATATTTTGGCTAACTCATTGTACTTGGCAGCGGCTTCTCTCGGACTATCAAAATATCCTCCGCTAATTTCCTTACCGTTATGTATTGTTCTGGCATGGTATTGCCCATGGCTTTTGTTCCAATGCACACCCTTATAACCTGAAGTGTTATTCTTTTGTTTTCCACGGTTCCTTTGGTTTTCTGCTCCAGTTGCTATTCTCAAGTTACTTCTTCGGTTGTCCAGCCCGCTTTCTTTCCCAGAAGAAATGTGATCAACCATTACCTTAGAGTCAGTAATCCCAAGGATAAATCTGTGCATGGCTTGACGAGTACCTAGTGTTTTCTCATCAAGAGTGGTTCTGCGTACGGCATAAAATCTACCATTCTTTGTATCCACAAAAGTATGCCATACATGTTGATTTACTCTTTCAAAATCTTCATCATCAACCACAGCAACTTTTCCTTGTGTGAGGATTATTTCCCTCATTGGCTTTCTCTTTCTTGTTCGTTGTGTATGAAGTCTTGTTCAAGCACAAATGTGCTGTGTTTAGCTGGGCAGATAAATCTGAAAAATTGTGGCCTAGTCTGAACCGCAGCACGGTATGCTTGGGCGTTACACCAAGCACAGTTGAGATATGGCGTAATATCCTTGGTGTTCATGTAGTCTCCTTTACTTCTGCCAGTGGTCTGATATGTGGTACTCACTCGTCATTTTTACCTTTGAAATAACCTCAGCTCCAGCCCTGAGAAATGCATCAGACACAAGCTCGGCTACTTCCTTGCTGTGTCTCTTAGGGCTCAAAATTTGAAGCTCATCGTGGACCATGCTGAGCAGCTTGGCATTGTACTGAGGAAGAACGTGCCAGAGGTATGGTTTACCAGAAGCATCTGCGCCAGCTCCCATCGCGCGTTTAACAAGCGAAGCGTTGGTCCCTTGCACCCCATGATTCTTGCCCCTGCGTCCGATACTTCCCCACAGGCCACGCATAGCTGACTTGACCTCTGCTTCTGATGGTTCCCTGTGTGTTAGTTTGTATTTTTCATCAACTGTGGGGTCTTTAAGGTACGCTGCTTTGAAGTTGAAAATGTTTTTCTCTTGTGCTTCTTCACTGAGTTCCAATCTATCCGCGTGTTCGTCCTTGTAATATTCTTTTGCTGTCTCCCATGTCGGAGCGGGCAGCAAACGTCGTCTTCCGTACATGTCTCGTGCTTCATTTAGACGCTGCGCTTGTTCTCCTGCCTCCTTAAGGTATTTCCACACGAATGGGAAAGCCTTCTCGTGCTGACGCATGAGTTCTTTTGCTGCGTCTACAGTGATGCCAAGTTCATCAGCTAAGGCATCAGGGCCCCCGCCATAACAAAGCAAAAAGTTAATCGCCTTGGTATTTTTACGCAGCTTCTTATGCTCTTTACATTCACATTTCTGCCTTTCAGGTTTACCCTCTGCATCTAGCTTGAAGTAAGCGCAGCCGTCCTCAGTGCCCGCTTTCCATTTTTCAGACTCTAAAATCTCGGTTGAAACCGAGTGGACATCTTGGTTGCTGTTAAAAGCCTTAATCCACGACGGCTCATTTGAAAGCTCTGCGATGATACGCAACTCACAACCTTCAAGATCAATTGTGATTATATCATAACCTTCTGGAGAAAGATAGTCTGGAGGATTAGTGACAAAGCATTCTCTGACATCATCTTCAGCAGGTAAATTTTGTGCGTTAGGCTTAGACGAGCTTGTCCTCCCAGTTTCCGCTTCGAGTTGTGAATACACACAATGTAACCTGCCATCCCACGGATGTAAAAACCCTTCTTCCTTGCACGCCTTGGTGACCCAAGTCTGCGTCCATTGAAGTCCGTATGTAGAGATAGTTTTCCCATCTTTCCTGAAGTTTCGTAAAAGATGAATCAAGGGACGATCATTGAACTTCAGGAGATGCTCGTCGGCAACACTCTCTAGGCTCTTCAGCCCTTTTATTTGCTTGAGAGCAGAAAGCAACTGTTCGTGAGAGTCGTAATTTAGAAATGCCTCACCTGCACACTTCGGCAATGCAGCTTTCACTCTGGTATTTTGCTTGCTTAGTTCGGAGTATGCCTTGCGTGCATCGGCCTTCTTGGCCAACCGCGCATCCTTCAACATTTTTAATTGTGCACGTAGTTCGGCCTTCTTGGCATTGTCGCGTGTGCTGCGTATCTCGTCAGCTTTTGTAGCTTCCTCTGGGGTGAGCAGTTCAAACCCCTTGCGCCAGTTGTCTTCACGGCGGGCGAGTTCCTCAAAGTCTATCTGCTCAGTTTTCCTGCCCACAACGGGCACAAAGGTCTCGTCCAAAATCTTAAATGCGGCGTTACGACGTTCTGTCACTGCATCTATGCGCTTCTTCCAGCGCTCACAGTCAATTCTCTGCCCCGTAAGATGCATGTCTTGGAAGCTGCCTATGGCGTCGTTCTCAATTTGTACTGTGGTGAGTAGTTGGTCTGTTGTCAGCTCACGAAGTTGATGCTCGCGCATTGACAACGGCATTCTGGTGTCAAACGCTGCGTAGGCAATCATCTCGGTCGTCAGCGGCCCATCGAGCGTGAACTTGTCCTGTTGTTCTTTATCTACGAGTAGCCCAAATCGCCTCGCTACAATGGACGCCATGGAGAACTCAGTCATGCGTTTCAAGCTAATGTTCCCTGCTTGTAGCACTCTTTCTGCCAAGTCGGTTGAGTAGAGGTGCCAGATGCGCTGCCCGAAGTTCCACCAGAATACCGTATATTCAAACGACAGGTTTTGTCCCACCTTTAGCACAGCGTTGCTGCAGATCGCTGGGGTGAGAATATCGAACACAGGTTTGTAGCAGGGATCGAGTGTGTAGAGACCTTGGGATTGACTCAAACGCTCGGGGGACCCTGCGAAGGGTAGGAGGTCGATCACGAACTGCTTGGCTTTGTCCCCAATTTGGATTGTACGTACTTTGCGAAAATAGAAATCGCCACACCAGTTGGTCTCTGTATCAAGGCCCACCAGCCCTTTCGTTGCAAGTTTTTCTGCCACAAAACTTGACAATTCGGGCAACCCGGCATCGGGCGTCACTAACGTAATGTTCATTGGAGGGCTCAGCGTGCTGAGGTCCAGCGGCTTCAATGTTGATGTTCCCATTCTGAGTCCTTTCCTTATGCTCGCGCAGATGCAACGGCATCACTTAGTTTTTCCAAAACACGCGCATGCCCTTGCTGCGCAACGCGGCCATCTTCTTCTTGCACTCCAACAATTGAGCGTTGCCGAAGGCTACCTGCTGCTCAACTTTTAGGCGGGAGGCGCTATCTAACTGAAAACTCCCTACAGCGGACGCGATCCCGGCGCGCCATTTCTCCATTTCCTGCTGAATTTTCTGCCGTTCTCGGGAGACGGCATCTGGCGTCTTTCTCATGAGGTTTGCCTCAGGTCTTTCCTTTCATACAGATACATGTCTGTTTGTCGGTAAACTGTTGATTCCCTAGGGAAAACCCTTGTAAGTTGTTGATTCCCTTAGAAGTGGTGAGAATTGGTGGTAAGTCCTTTGGAATCCTAGGCACCCTCCTAAGTACTTGATTCTTATAGGGTATACTATATAGTACTCTCCCCCAAGAGGTACTAGAGTATGGTATCACAGGTTTTGGCTGGCGTCAATAGGAAAAATTTACACGGTCCCCTAGGATAAAATTTACACTTTATTTTCGTCAGGGTATGATTCCCCTTGACAGGAGCCCCTAGACATGATACACTATTCATAGTTGAATAAATCTGTGGGTGGGGTGCCTCTAACACCCTGCCCACTCCCTTTAGAGGAGGGACAACATGAATCCGAAAGAAAAGCAAACAAGAGAAGAGCGGCAGTGGTCAGATACCAAGACAGACGCATTTTACAGACAGGGGCGACACGCTGTAGACCCGTATGTATTCCCTGAAGATGGCAGTCTTGACGTAGTACACGAAGGCGTTCTATCTCAGATGATAACGCTATTCGATGTCCCTTTTCATGAAATGGAGGAGTTACAACTCCCAGAGTGCTTTGGAGACAGACACTCCCTTGCAAGGGCTGAGGGTTCCTTCAAAGCATCCAAGACACAAAACGGCGGTGCCAAAGTAAGGTACACATACAAAGAAGCCAAAGATTGGAAAGAACAAGCAACAGCTTGCGAAATTTGCGGGACACTTTTTGAGTTTTCTAGTGATAAACACGGAGACCACAGTCACAAAACTGGTGAATGGCGTGGGGTTTTGTGCAACAAGTGCAACATGGCCATTGGTATGCTGAAAGATTCTCCAGAGTTGTGCGAAGCAGCCGCAGAGTACCTTCGCAAGAGTTTATAAGTTTGGGCGTAGCAGCAGTAATGTTGTAGGCATCGCAACAAGGTGCCTGCCCAGCGTATTTGTTCCTTCGCAGCGTTGTCGCGCAAAGCCAGCCTCAGGAACGACGTGAGGAGACCCCACGATACAAAAGGGTCTCACATTTTAGTTACAGGATTTTTTGTCAGGTAGTATTGGAGGCAGACATGGTAGTCCTACTTGTTCTTTTTACCATCGCAGTTTTCCTCAGTATCGACTCATTCAGAAACTGGAACAAGAATCGCATTCGCGTACCGCGTGGCACGATGTATACGACTCCCGGCTTCGAAGCGCTTGGTTGTTTGGCACAGGATGGACCACTTCCTGAAAAGAAAAAGAGTCATAAACAAAATCCCAAGGCTTAGCGGCCTTGGTCTAGAGGAGCAAGCATGGAAAACCCTATCACACCTTTGACACCTGAGCAAACAGCCAAGGAAGAATCTCAGGCAGCTAAAGAGAGATACCTGCACAGGACACTGGTTGGCTTGGATCAATTTGTAAATGTGCTGGCTGGTGGGCATCCCGACGAAACGATCTCCGCGCGGGCGGCTAGGGCAGCTGAACAGAACAAGATGTGGGGAAAAGGAATGTCTTCCTTTCTCAACTTGTTTCAGAAAGACCATGGGCCAGACGCACAAGCAGGAGATTTAGAGCGCGCCACAGCCGTCGCCAAGATTGAAGATCAGTCAGGTGGCATCGACAAGTAAAGTTACCTTTCTACATACAGGGGAGTCCCTGAGTAGGAAGGTTTGCGGCGTAGCCATACGCCTTGTGCGCACACAATGCTGGCCTATACCAGCGAAATGGCATAGAGGTCTTTGGTAGATTCTTTCCTCGCATGCAAATGAATCTCCAGCTTTTAGTTCACCAAGTTTGCCCGTCAGTGCATTGGTCACTTTGTGTGGCAACTGACCCAACGCCCAGTTGGCCCGTGAGGGGACGAGGCAATATCATCATAAATAAGTCATACCAGCCCAAGCCTAAACAGCTTGGGCTTTTTCGTGCCCGAAAACGCATAGCGCGGTGGGCTCGGAGAAAACCCTTGACCACCACATATAACCTCTTAGAACTAGATCCTCTGGCTAACCCCTATTGCTTCGCAGGGTGTGCCGGGGATACCGCATTAGACCCAAACGAATTGCAGTGCAGGAAACACAAACCCAAAATAATAGGAGACTCAGATGGCAGAAACAATCGAAGCAGTCGTAGCACCTACGTCTAACCCCGTGACCGAAGCCACACCCGTGGCAGAAGTCCCCAAGCGCACCAAGCAGGCATTGACCGCAGAAGAACGCGAGCCGCTGCATAAATTTGAAACGGCGTACCTCAAGGCGCAGATCCAATTGAATGCCTTGACGCAGCAAACCCAAGCGGCTCAGAAGGGCTTCACGGAAGCTGTGGAGGCCCTCGGCAAGAAGTACGAAATCAACCCCAAAGAGATGCAGTTCGACAATACGCAGTTTGAGTTTGTCGCAATCGCGGGGCAGGCAGCGCCGGTGGCTATGAAAGCCGTCAAACAGTAAGGAGCCAGAAAATGGCCGACTCAGAAAAGCTAGTAGACATCACAAAACCCGGTGTGTTCAAAGACACACCGGGCGCTTCAGAAGGTATCATCATACGTAGGGATGTTCCGGTAAAAGTAGCTAGGGGTGAGGGCGGGAAGTTTGTCAAGCAAGCAAAATCCATGCCCAAGACCCAAGATGTCACTAGGCTTCTAAGGAATTTGCTTAATCAGGCCGAGGCAGGACCTGATGGAGTGCTGCGCAGAGGGGGTAAGACTCGCCTGCGAGCGATGTTCGACAACATCGTGACCATTGCAAGCAAAGACCCCAATATACCGCTCTTTGATAAAGAAGGTAATCCCGTATTGAATGCAGATGGCACGCAGCGCACGTACTTCAGCGACAAGATTGCGGGTGTGGCAGTACAGGCATTCGATAAACTTGCCTTGCGCGTATACGGTGCGTATAACAAGAGCGATGAAGAATTGGATGCAATGAAGTCCCAAGGCGTCAAGTTTGTGGTGATTACACCACCTGCTGAAATGATGAATAAAGAGATCGTGGAAGACAAGCCGAAGGATGCATTGAAGCCAGCATTCATAGAGGGAGAATTTACGGAAGACCCAAAGTATTAAAAGATCTCCGAGCTTAGCGGCTCGGGGCTAGAGCGGGAGGTGCTCCAACATCTCCCTGCTCGTCCTTGGAGGGACACATGCTAGTTTACTTGGCAACTAACAAAATCAACGGCAAGCAGTACGTAGGCCAGACCGTAAAGAAATTGAACCTGAGATGGAACGAGCACACTTCCAATCAGAGCAACAGTGTGCTGCACAAGGCCATCAGGAAACATGGCAAGGAAAACTTTTCGGTAGAGAAGATCCATGATTGTAACAGCAAAGAAGAGATGGATTTCGTGGAGATTTTCTACATTATATTGCTGGATACCAAGGCACCGAACGGCTACAACTTGACTGACGGTGGAGAAGGAAGATCTGGTTATACCCTCTCAGAAGAATCTAAGAGAAAAATCAGTCAGAAGAACTCAGGTAAAGTCATTTCTGCAGAGCAACGTCTGCAAGTAAGCAAGAGGCACAAGGGAATAAAACTAGGACCACGTTCCGAGGAGACTAAGAGGAAAATCAGTGAATCCCATATGGGAAAGAAAGTTACTGAAGAAACTCGCCGCAAACAGAGCCTAGCAAAACTAGGAATAAAGCGTGCAGCATTCACGGAAGAAACACTACTCAGAATGAGCATCGCACAGAAGGTCAGGCATGCCAAGAAAAAAGATTGTGCAAGAAAAGGAACGTCCACCTTATCTTAACGCGGACGGTACCATTGATTTCAATAAGGTATTTAAATTACAGCCCAAGCAAACGGAGTTGCTACAGATGCGCACGCGCGACGGTGCGCCTTACTTGATGCCCGTGGCCCCGCAATGTCTCAGCGTGGGTGGGTTTCGTAGTGGCAAGACCACAGGCTGGTTGATGTACTTGATCATGAACTACTGCCTAGCTTGGGAATGCTGCGATATACTTGTTTTGAGGCGCACATTCAAGGAGCTTGAAAGTGGGGCCATTAAGGATTTTCTAACTTTTTGCCCACCTGAAATTTACAAGTACGATCAGACGCGTCACGTTGCGGAATTTACCAATGGATCGCGCGTAGTTTTTGGACACTGCGCCAACAATAAAATGCGGGATTAACAACATCAGTCCCCTCACTCAGAAATGGGTGTTGAAGAATCGAGAGAATTCAGGGAAACACTCGCAAGAGTCAATCCTGAGCCGAGCGCACAAGTATGTGTGAAGGTGCAACGATCATCCCGTCGCTGGGAGTAGGGAACAGTGTTCCCGAAGCACTCGACATCCGAAAGGATGATGATATGATCTGGACTTACAGGTGACTGTAAGAGCTTGGGTGGAAACGACCCAAGCGCAACATAGTCGATTGAACAGTATTTAGGTTCGGCTTACGTTGGTATATTAGTAGATGAATGCGGTCAATTTTCTTCAGAAGCTTGGGGCATGTTGTATTCACGTAACATCGTGAACGCAGCTTGCAAACCAAATGCTCATGGGCACCTACCAATACCTGTCATAGTTGGTTGTACGAATCCTCTAGGTCCTTACTACGAGTATTACCGTACTGTGTTCGTGCAGAAGGAACCCTTTGAACACCCCGAGGGCGCGCGTAAAGATATGAACGGAGCATGGTGGGTGATGGAGACAGGGGAACCGTACAACATTTACGACCCGTCACTTTACGCCTATCAGCGCTCAACAGCAATGGATAACCCAGAATTCCTAAAGAGAGACCCGGGATTCATTGCACGCATGAACAGCTTGCCCAAAGCCCAAAGAGATAAGAAGCTCTTGGGACTTGATGGAGCTACCGATGGCCAATATTTTTCTAACTTCGATCCTTATGAGCATGTGGTTGATCTCAGGGAAGACCCTGAAGCCATCATTTGGCAGCCGTGGCAGTCAGTAGTTGCGGGGCAGGACTGGGGAATGTCCCATGCTAATGCCGCGTACTTGTTTACTAAGGCACTAGTGAGGACCGTAGGCAATGATTATCGTTTGAAAACGGTGTGTTTCAAAGAACAAGTCACACAGGGTGGCAAGACACACAAGGAATGGGCATCTCTGTTCAACAGTATGTGTAAATTGCCTACAGGAGAAAGATGTACACCCAAAATAATTGCGTTTTCTCATGAAAAATTCTCTAAGCAGGTATCTGCACACACCCCCGCTGATGAATATTCAAGAGAATTGCGTACATACGGTCTGCCTCCAGTAACACGAGCTACGCAAGACCGAGTGGGCAGGGCATCCTTGATGTATAACCTCCTGTCCAACGGAGATTTGGTAATTCTTAGTGGATGCAAGGACATTATCAACGCTATCCCGTCTTTGATGATAAATCCAGACATGCCCGACGATGTTTTGAAAGTAAACACTCGCGGAGACGATGCTTATGACGCATTTTCTTACGGCTTGTTTGCAATGCTGGGCAACCGTAAGAAGCCTGATGTATTAACCATCGAAGAGCACGCAAAAACGTTAGATCCTTTGAGCGCCTACTTCTATAAAATGAAGATGCTGAACAGAAAAAACGAAAATACACCCTTTGTTCAGGCCGAGCAACCCGTTTGGCTAGGAAAAGGTGTATACTAAGGAGACTCAGCGTGGGAATCGAATATGAAGAGACGTGGGGAGCACTCATACGTCAATTTTTTCGAGAATTATTCGGAAGTAGATATGCCGACCACCTCGAAGGTGAGATTTTGCGCTTGCGCAATGACCACGACAGAGTTTTGCATGATCGAGACGTGCAAATTGCATCTCAGAGGGAAGAAATCGCGCGCTTGAACACCAAAATCATCGTGTATGAGAACACGGTGATGTCTCACAGCTCGAAAATGGGCGCAGAAGTGGTTGCTTATCAAAAACCAGCTCCACCGAAGCCCGCGTTCAATTTTGTAGACATGCCGCAGACGAAATCTCGCTGGCAAGTCATGCAAGACGAGCATGACGCGCAAATAGCCAAGGAAGAAGCTGAGGAACAAGCACAGAAAGCTGCAACTGCAGCGAAGGAGTAGTTGTGGCTGAAGAAAAGAAGCAAGATGTGTGTCACGTTTCCGTGCACGTCGTCGAAAATGGGTACAAGCTCGACTGTTGCTATGAAGCTCCTGAGAAATCCCTAGGTGCTCGTGCAGGTTGGTACCCGGCATCACCGGGAGAGTGTAAAACGTACGTGGAAAAAACTCGGGAAGCTGTAATAAAGCGCCTCGAAGAGATTCTGTAAGCGGCAATTGCCGAGGAGAACCCTATGTATCAAACTAAGAGTGGTAAGAAGTTCGGCAGTAGCATGGTCGGCAAGAAGTACGACAGCATGCACCCCGAGGATTCCAAGGAAAATCAGGCGACAGGCCCTAAGGATTCTACTATGGGTTCTACATCCAAGAAACCCATGGAACCCAAGGAAGAACCCCGGACTAACCCTATGGGTGAAGCCAAGTTTTCGGCTAAGGAAGCCACAGCTCCAGACAATGATGTTCTAGGGAACCCCGAGGGCGTCGATGCAGGTGCAGTGGCAGCTGAGCATGGTCCGGCAGAAAACG